CTTGGTGAGGTCTTCGGTCATCGGGGGATCAGCGGGATTGATCGTGTGCTGTTGGTCGCCGCGCATCACGGCATGCGTGTCCTGCCCGATCGGCACCAGAGAAACCAGATTCGGTTCCCAGTCGGTGGCGATCAGCAGGTTCCTGGCGCGGTCTTCGCGGTGCCGGTAGATCCGGGCATCCACAGAGAACCGGGCCGATCCGGTCCGCAGCCGCGGCAGAGCGATGTCCATCGCAGCGGCGGGGCCGTCCACTACCACATCACCGATCAGCTCGGTAATGCCTTCGTCGTTCCGCTGCAGAGACAGGTTGGTGACCGCGCCCCAGATCGTGTCTGAGCTGCGCTTGTGGTCGTAGTCCGTCGGCAGCGGCCGCTTGGGCCACCGGATCGCTTCGTTGGTGTGGAGCAGCTGGAACCCATCACCAACGTCGGCGTCCGTCGAAATGACGATCGTCGCGGTCCGAGTTTCCTCGTTCCACGAGTTCGGCGCCAGTAGCGCCATCCGTTGGATCTGTTGATGGTCCATGCCTCAGGCTAGGGACCGCCGATCAATCCTCTGGCTGAGCTTCCGGTTCTGCAGTATCAACAGCCGCAGCAGATCGCCCGGCTGCAGCCGTCATGCCATCCACGCTCAGCGCCAGGCCCTTGGCGCGGGCGTTGGCCATGTCGGCCTCCAGTTCGGCCATCACCTCGGCCGGGATGAATCCGAGGGAGCGTTGCACCTCCGACAGCGACATAAACCCAGCCTTGACGCCTTCGATCAGCGCGGTGATCTCTTTGGCCGGGTCCACCAGTTCGCGGCGGGGCGGGGTCCAGATCATGCGGCGGGGGCCACGCACCTGGGCCAGCCGGGCGGCCTCGTTGAACCAGCGATGCACCGGGTCGAGCACCTGCGGGATTGTGATGTTCCAGCGCCAGGCTGCGACGTTGCGGTGAAACTCCAGCCACCCCATGCGGGCGCTGCTGAAATTCACGTCCGACAGGATGCCGGTCAGAGCCTCGAATGTGATCCCGTAGCCCGCTGCCACTGCGTGGAGGTGGTGTTTCTGGTGGCTCACGTAATCCGGCGACTGGGGCGGATTGGCGAAGGTGATCTGCTTGCCATCGGGCAGGATCTCGATCGCGCCCGGCTCCAGTGTTTCAGTGAGCGCTGTGGTGCTGGCCAGGTCGCTGGGCTCGTTGCTGTACACGAACGCCGTGAAACAGGCCGCGATCTTCGTTTTCAGCAGCATCGCCTGGGTGATGTCGTCAATATCCCGCAGGTGCAGCAGCACCGCTGAGCCGAATGGCACGCCGATCGCCTGGCCGGCCCGGTTCACCTCGTAGGTGTGGATGATCTCGCTGGCTGGCACGAAGTCGCTCTGGATCTTCACCCCGTTCCATTCGGTCTCGCCCGGGTGGGTCTGCCGGATCCAGTAGCCCTCCAGTCGGCCGTCGCGGTCGTACTGCTGGCCGAACTTGATCCGGCTGCCGTCGTCCCGGCTGAAATCCAGCATGTCGGGCTCCATCACCTGCAGCCGCAGGCCCACTAGTCCCTGATCGGCCAGCCGCTCATCCATCCGCCGCCGGATCAGGCAGCTGCCGCGCACGGCGGTGGTGCGGGCGATCAGCGACTGCAGGCCGTACCAGTTCAGCTTCCCGGCGTAGTCGCACTCGATCGTGTCCGCCCAGTCGTTCCAGGCCTGCTCATACCGCCGGCTGCCACCCTGCGGGCTGCCGATGATGCCATCCCCCACCCAGTTGTTGGTGATCACCCGCACCGCCCGGTTGGACCAGGGGTTGGAGTCCACCAGGTCTTGGTGCCGCCGCGTCAGCAGCCGCCAGGCGGTGCGGATGTCGGCGTTGGGTCCGCCGTTGCGGGTGTACCAGTTCTCTGTGCGCCTGGATTCCTTTGCCGACTCAAACGCCCGCAGATGGGTGATGGCCAGCTCTTTCTGCGCGGACTTGAGCGCCAGCTCCAGCTGATCGCGGGTCGGCTTGCGCGCCATGCTCAGTCCCTCTTGAAGCTGGCGTAGTGCCGGCGGCGGCCAGCGCCGGCGATGCCAAGATCCTCCTCCATGGTGGCCTTGAGTTTCATCATGTCGGTGAGATTCCGGTACGAAACCTGCCGGCCGTTGCTGCTGACGGTGGTAACGCCCTCGGCAATCGCAGCCACCAGGTCGTCGTACTGCTGCTGCGTAAATGCCATTGGACACCTCCCCGGTTCAGGCTACCGAGCGAGCCAAGTTCCCTTGCGGCGCTCGACGGCGGCAGGGGCGGCAGGGGCGGTGAGTTGGGCTTCTAGCTGCTCCCACATCGTCGCCCGGTTGTAGCGGCGCTTGAGCAGCTCCAGCATCGCTAGGCAGTAACCCGCCAGGTCGAGCGGTTCGTTGCGAGCGCCGGAGGGCTTGACCCATTCCAGCACCTGGAACCCTTTCACGTAGCGCGGCTGCAGCCGCTCGCACGTGAGGCCCTGCAGGTAGGCCTCTGTTGTGGCGTTGTCGAAGTGGATGCAGCCGGGGCCCGGTTCCTCAACCTTCAGGCGGCTGTAGATCGTGCGCTTCAGGCCGTGCGTACCCAGCAGATAGAGCGTCACGCCGTTTTTGATCGTGCGCCCGCGGAACGTCACGTCCTGTTTCGAGGGCTTGCCCAGCACCGGTGATCCGCGGTTACTGCTGCCCTTGATCGCAACCACGCCCTCGCGGCTGTACTGCCGGCAGTATTCGTAGGCCTCGCCGGTGAAGTGACCACCGGTGTCCACCGCGCAATGCACGGCCTTGATCGTGCCGCCACCTTCCCGGGGCCAGGCAATCTCGCGGATGGTGGTCACCTGTTCCCACACCTCATCCTGTCCCGGGTCGCCATCGATCTTCTGGTGCCAGATCCGCCAGGCCTCCTCACCCTTACCGTAGCCCCACACGGACACCTCCAGCCAGGAGTCCTGCACGTCCACGGCCATCACCACCGCCAGCACGCCAGCCGGGCAGGTGCCGTGGTCGTAGCCGCCCACCCGGGCCATCAAGCCGTCGGCGGTGACCTTGGCCAGGCTCTCATCCTCCCAGGCCTCAGCGGCGCGCTTGTTGACCCAGCCCTTGAGCAGGAGGGGGTCGGACTTGGCGCGCAGGAACTCGTCGCGGATCTGCTCCCAGCTGGTCCAGCCCAGCGGCGCGTACCAGCCGGGCAGGTGAAACCCTGCCGTCATGCCGTCGCCCTTGGCAGTGGGCGTCCAGATTGCTTTGCTCAGCATCTGCTGTTTGTGGTACTGGGCCACCCGTTCGCCGCAGGCCGGGCACTGGCAGAACACCTCGCCATCCGGCCGGTCCCAAACCATGTGATCCCGCCAGCGGATCACTTCATGGGCGCCGCAGCAGGGCATCCAGGCGTGGTAGTACCGGCGATCGGATCGCGTCTCGAACTCAGCCGTAATCCGGCAGGCGCCGCGGCTGCCAGGGGTGCTGGTGATCAGCACCTTCCCCATCGGAAACGTTGAGGTCCGGGCCTCTGCGTTTTCCAGCGGGTCGCCCTTGTCGTCTGCCTCCATCGGATAAGAGCTCACCTCATCGGCCGCCAGATAAGCCGCCGGCATGGACTGCAGGCCACTGCCGCTGTTGGCGCCGGTGAGCACGAACAGTCCGCCGTCAAACTCCTTGAGGAACATGGTGTTCCCCGAGTCCCTGGACCGGGCCGGGGCGATCTTCTCCGTCAGTTGCGGGGTCTCGCGCAGCAGCGGTTCGAGCCGTTGGCGGTTGAGGCGCTTGGCCATGTCCAGCGTTGGCTGGACCAGCAGGGTGGGGCCTGGCCACAGATCGATAATCGATCCGAGCCAGTTCAGGATCACCTCCGTCTTACCCATCTGGCTGCCAAACATCAACACCACCCGCCGGGTCGGACTGCTCGGGCTCAGGCAGTCCATTGGCTCGCGCAGGTACGGGGTGCGCTCAGTTCGCCATGGCCCCTTTTCGGCAGCGCCCTTGCCGCTCAGGATCCGGTGTTGATCAGCCCACTCGCTGACCGTCGTGGCAGAGGGCGGCGCCAATGCCGCCAGCAGGGCATCCCGATAGAGCAGCGCGCCATCAGCCATCGGCCAGCGCCCTCAACGCCGTGCGCAGTTCCTCGCTCAGCAGCCGGTGCACCTCGCCGCTGTCCTGGGCCGCGGCCAGCAATGGGGCGACGCGATTCGGGATCGAGAGGATGTTGTCGCGGATCTGCCGGCCCAGCGTGCTGGCCATCCGTTTCACGTCGGCGGTGGGCACCAGTTCCTCGCGCTCCTTCAGGGCCTGGAGCCGGGCAATCTCGGCGTTGTAGTGCTCCTTTCGCTCCCGGCTCACGTCGAGGCCAGGGATCTGATCCTCAGGCAGGCCCATGATCAGGGTTTTGAGCTGCTCACCGGTGGCGGCAGGCACCTGGGCCGGGGGTGGTGGATCGGCGCCCGGCTCCAGCGGTTTGCGGTCGCGCTCCTTTGCCTCAGCCGATACCCGCTCCGAGCCATTGCGTTTGGTGTTGCGGTCCCACAGTTCCAGTGCCTTGTCACGGTCGAGCATGCGCTTGCCGTTGCGCTCGACGATGGCGTCTTTGATGCGGGATTTGCAGGCGATGCTCACCGCTGCTGGAGACACACCCTTGATCTCGGCGAACTTGCTGAAGGTGACCAGCATCAGGCGGCGTCCGGGCCTTTAAGCGTTTAACTTGAGGCTACGGATTCCCTTAAAAGGTCAGGCGGGGAGGGGGTTTCGCTGGCTTGCGTGCTTAATTCTCAACAACGAGACTTTGAGATCAAGCATGTTTGATGGGTCCTGCTAGCGAAAAACCGAGGTACGAATACACCCTCAAAATAGGCACTGGG